TGAATTAGGTGGTTAAAATGTCAGACGAGCGTATCAAAACATTAGAAATGATAGCTGACAGACATGACAGAGACCTAACACTTATTGCATCTAGTATTGATAAGCTTGTCACTCAAAGTGAAAAGACTAATGAAATGATACACAATGCCTTGCTTAGAGATGAAAGGTTTGATGCTAAACTAGCTAAATGTGAAATGAGTTTATCTAGTCGCATTGAGCAAATACACAACTCAACAACAAACTGTCATAAACGCTTAGATAGGTTTGACAGTTCAATCTCTAAGTTAGCTTGGATTGTTGTTACTTTTGCAGTGTTAGGCATCTTGGGTGCTGTCATCAACTTTGGATAAAACGGAAAACATATGTCAAACACAACTGATCGAAAGATAACAAAAGAGGAGGTCAGGCAGTTAGCTGAAAGTGATCTCTTGACTTTCGCTAAGTTGGTCAACCCTCAAAGAGTTTATGGTGAGATCCATGAAAAACTTTATAGATGGTTGCAACAGTCTGACAGTTTGAACCAACTATTGTTGTTACCTCGTGGTCACATGAAGTCACACATGATTGCTGTGTGGTGTGCTTGGAAAATAACAATAGACCCTGCAACAACTATCCTATATGTTTCAGCAACAGCAACTCTTGCAGAGGCACAGCTTGCAGATATAAAAAGCATATTGGATAGTGATGTTTACAGAAGATACTGGCCCGAGATGACCTTGCCTGAAGAAGGTAAAAGAAAAAGATGGAACTCAACAGAGATCATGGTTGACCATCCAAAAAGGGTTCAGGAGCGAACACGAGATGCCACTGTTAAGGCTGTGGGGCTTGGAGCTACCACAACAGGTCTTCACGCTGATATCGTTGTGGCGGATGACGTGGTTGTGCCTGAGAACGCATATACAGAAGAGGGTAGAAGAAAGACAGCTGCATCAATGTCACAGATGGCATCCATCAAGAATGCTGGTGGCATCACCAAGGCAGTTGGAACTCGTTATCACCCTTCTGATATTTATAACTCATGGAAGAATCAAAAACGTAAAGTGTTTGATGACAATGGTGAGTTGGTTGGTGAGCAAGCTATCTGGGAAATCTTTGAGGCTGTTGTTGAGATTGATGATGTGTTTCTATGGCCAAAAGAGTTTCGTGCTGATGGCAAGTCTTTTGGTTTTGATAAAAACATATTGGCAGCAATTGAGGCTGAGTATGAAGACAGAACACAGTTCTTTGCTCAGTATTACAATGACCCAAACGATCCAGGTTCACAACGCATAGGTAGAGACAAGTTTCAATACTATGACAAGAAGTTCCTTGAGCAGAGAGCTGGTGATTGGTACTTTAAAGATGCCAAGTTAAATGTTACATGTGCAATTGACTTTGCATTCTCGATTAACAAAAAGGCTGACTGGACATCACTTGTTGTTGTTGGTGTTGATTCGCAAAGAAACTATTATGTGTTAGACATTGACAGATTCAAGACTGACAAGATTTCTGTTTACTATGATCATTTGTTAAAGTTATATAGCAGATGGGAGTTTAGAAAAGTCAGGGCTGAGGTTTCAGTTGCACAGGCAGTTATCGTTAGAGATCTTCGTGACAACTACATCAAGCCAAACGGTCTTATGTTATCTGTTCAAGAAGAAAGACCCACTCGAAACAAAGAAGAACGCATTGCTGCAATCTTGGAAACAAAATATGAAAACCAACAGATTTGGCATTTCAGGGGTGGTTATACAGCAGAGCTAGAAGATGAGTTGGTTCAAGCAAGACCACAGCACGATGATATTAAAGATGCTCTTGCATCTGCAATTGACTCTGCATTGCCTCCTGCCAAAAGAGGTGGCTTGGATAAACAAAATAGAAAAGTAGTGTACCACTCTAGATTCGGAGGAGTAGCGTGAGTAAAGTATTAGAACTAAAAGGTATGTTAGAAAGGCACACATTGGCTTCCAACATTTCATACCTTTATGACCAGTGGCAACAAGAGCGGTATGAGTGGTTGCAAGAAAAGATTGAGCTTAGAAAGTTTTTGTTTGCAACAGATACTTCAAAGACTACCAACTCAAGCTTGCCTTGGAAGAACACAACAACTAGACCCAAGCTAACTCAGATCAGAGACAACCTGCATGCCAACTACATGACAGCTTTGTTTCCTAGTGATGATTGGTTGAAATGGGAAGGGTACACACAAGAAGCAGAGACGCTATCTAAAAAGAAAGCTATTACAACTTATCTCACAAACAAGTTGAAGCTATCAAACTTTAGATCAACTGTTTCTCAATTGCTGTATGACTTTATCGACTATGGTAACGCCATTGTAGATGTTGAGATGATGTTTGAGTACAAAGAAGATCCAGAGACTGGTGAGCGTATTCCACAGTTTGTTGGCCCAAGAGCTAGAAGAGTCAGCCCTTATGACATTGTTTTCAACCCTCTTGCACAGTCTTTTGCAGAGACTCCTAAAATTACTCGTTCAATTAAAACAATGGGTGAGGTTAGAAAAGATTTGAAGTCAATGGCTGGTGTTGAGCATTATGAACAAATCCTTTCAAAAGCAGAAGAGGTTAGACGTAAAGCACACGCTTACACAACTGCTGATTGGGCAAAGGCTGCTTCATATCGAGTTGATGGGTTTGGTAGTTTGCAAGAATATTATCAATCAAATTATGTTGAGATTTTAGAGTTTGAAGGTGATATCCACGATCCAGACAACAATGTGTTGTTAGAGAATCAAATCATCACCGTTATTGATAGATCACACGTTATCAGACAAGAGGTGGCTCCTCGGTGGTTAAGTGGCAGCTCAAAGGCCCACACAGGCTGGAGAAAGCGACCAGACACATTGTGGGCAATGGGGCCGTTAGATAATCTTGTTGGCATGCAATACCGCATTGACCACTTAGAGAATCTGTCAGCTGATGCTATGGACTTAGCCATCCACCCACCTGTTGTTATTGCAGGCAGTGTGGAAGAGTTTGATTGGCATCCAGGTGCTGAGATCTACGCAGGTGAGGGTGGTGTTGTTACAGAGCTTGGCAAGAACTTGCAAGGTGTTATTGCTGCAAAGCAAGACATTGCTGCATTGGAAGCCAAGATGGAAGAGCTTGCTGGTTCTCCTAGAGAAACAATGGGCATCAGAACACCTGGGGAGAAGACAGCTTTTGAAGTTCAATCTTTGATGACAGCTGCTTCAAGAATCTTCCAAGAAAAAATAACACAGTTTGAAACTGAGTTGTTGGAACCACTTCTTAACTCTATGTTAGAAGTAGCAAGACGACATATGGATATGTCAGATGTTATACGCGTTATGGATGATGACTTTGGTGTGGTTGAGTTTATGACTGTCACAAAAGAAGACATCACCGCAGAAGGCAAGATAAGACCTGTTGGTGCAAGACACTTTGCAGCTCAAGCACAATTGATGCAAGGGTTGGTTGGTGTGTTTAACAGCCCAATTGGTCAGATGATACAGCCTCACACGTCTCCTAAGGCTTTGACCAAGTTGGTTGAAGACTCACTAGGGTTGGAAAGATTTAGCTTGTTCTATGACAATGCTATGATCTATGAAAACATGGAGACACAAAAAGTGATGGCAGATGCTGAAGAAGAAGTTGCAGTTCATGCAACGACTCCTGGATTAGAAGGTTGATTCAATGAATACACAGCTTTTAAAACAAGTATCAAAAGATGAGAAAGATGCGCTAAAGAATTCATTTCAAAGCAATCCCTTGATTCTTAAAGCCATCCGTTCCTATCTTGATGATATGGAAAAGGAGGTGATCTCAAATCTAAGTTCGTCAGAACTATTGCAATCTGTTAATTACAATGAAAACATAACAGCGTTACTTTCTGAGTTACGCACTTTTAAAAAGATAAAGGAAGTTATCAATGGCTGACCAAGCTTTGAACAACGACACAAAAACGATTTTTGATGATACACCCACTTCTGCTTCTCAAGCAACAGCAACTGACGACAATCAAGTTGTTGAGCCCAAAGCAGCACCCTTGCCCATTCCAGAAGAGTTGCAAGACTTTATTGGAGAGGGCAAGAAATACTCTTCTTTAGAGGATGCCTTGAAGTCTATTCCTCATGCTCAAAAGCATATTTCAACTTTAGAGCAAGAAAACAAAACTTATAAGGAACAAATTGAAAAGGTACAATCTATGGAAGAACTTCTAACGCAAATGAAAGCACAGCAGAACACGAAAGAAGAGCACACCACTCCTCCAGTAGACAATGACAGTGCAGATGATTTGTTAGGTAAACTGTCTCAACAAATGGAAGCATTAGTTGAGCAAAAGCTTGCATTAAAGCAACAGCAAGAGATTAGCAACAAAAACAAAGAATCTGTTGCCAATGCTTTTAAACAAGCTTATGGAGATAAAGCACAGGAAGTTTATACAAAGCTATCACAAGACACTGGTGTGTCAATTGATGATTTGAATCAACTTGCAGCTGCATCTCCGAAGGCTTTATTAAGATTGGCTGGTATCGAAGGTAGCAAGCAACTTGCCAACCAGAAAGTATCTGGCACAATCAACACTGAAGCTTTTATCGCAAATGCCACTGGCAAGCCTGCTGAAGTTAAACCTGTTATGTATGGTGCAACCTCTGCAGATATCTTAGCCACTTGGCGTGCATCTAAACCTGTTTAAAACAATTATATAAGGAGGCCAAATGGCTGCTCATAATTCGGTAAATGAACGTGCTTTTTTTGAAGCGCAACAATATTCACAGTTCATCTTAACTAACCTACATGATGGTTTGTTACCTGATGGTTTCACTCGTGATGTATCTGACTTTGGTACTGGTTCTGTACTAGATATCAAAACTGTAGGTTCTGCATCTATTCAAGATGTATCTGAGTCACAAGCTCTTAAATACAACAAAATCGACACTGGCACAATTAAGATGTTTATCACTGATTACGTTGGTGATGCATGGTCTATCTCTGATGAACTTCGTGAAGATGGTGCACAGATTGAACAGTTGGCTGCTATGCGTGCAATGGAAGCAACTCGTGCAATGCAAGAGAACTTCGAGTCACGTTTCTTAGAAACTGCTGCAGCTGGTATTGCTCCAGGAACTGCAGGTGTTGTTAACGGTTTTGCTCATCGCACAATGGCTACTGGTACTGGTGGTGTTATCACTCTTCAAGACCTTGTTTCAATGAAACTTGCTTTTGATAAAGCTAACGTACCTGCTGCTGGTCGTATTGCTATTGTTGACCCAGTTGTTGAA